ACTGGAAATTTAGAGTGGGTGGTTTCACAGACATACTAATTCCTAGACAGACTCCTGCATCTGAATCCTGTATCGATGTAGCTGTTGGCCGGAGGGAATACCTTTTACATGAGTTGTATGCCTTCATAAGAAATGAGGGACCGGCATCCTCAGTGGGGTGGAATGTAAATGAGGTAAAAAGAGTTATTACAAAAAACGCCAAGACCACGGGTCGCACTACAACCACTGGAACCGGATACAGTGACTATGAGGCGATGCAGCAGGAGTTTAAGAACAATGACATCTACTCAGGGATCCAGAATCCAACAGTATCTGTTTTGCATTTCTGGGTAAAAGAGATGGATGGTTCTATAAGTCATTACATAGCAGCGGAGAATAGCCCGAAAGACTTCATGTATAAGAAGATTTCTCGTTATCAAAACGCAGAACAGGCATATGTAATGTTTACATACGGTGTTGGATCTAACGGAACGTATCATTCTGTCCGTGGTCTTGGTCAGAGGATTTTTTCTCATATCCAAACGAGCAATCGTTTGCGCTGTCAGCAGATTGATGGAGCGATGCTTTCTTCTGCGGTAATGATCCAGCCTGAGAATCAGCGTTCACTAGATGAATTGCAGTTTACATATTATGGGGCTTACGCAGTTATGTCCCCTAATGTTAAGATTGTAGAGAAGGCTATCCCAAACTTGGGGACAGCAGTTCAACCAGCTCTACAAGATCTGACTAATCAATTACAACTGAATACTGATACGGTGTCTACATATGGCCCGAATCAGAGTTCACCCTACCGGAACCAGATGCAGGTTTCAGCGGACATTGATGTTACGACTAGACTATCCGGGGCATCCTTGAACCTGTTTTATGCTTCATGGAACAGGCTACTTAGAGAGATGGTTCGTCGCATAGTGACTACTAAGAGGCGCGACAGCGCGGTAAAAGACTTTTTTGATAGGTGCCGATCTCGCGGTGTCCCTGAAAAGTTTATTACATCTCTAGATGTGAACAGAACAAAAGCAGTTAGATCTATTGGCAATGGGTCATTTGCAAATCGCATGCTGGCTTTGCGTGAGCTTCAAGGGATCAGTGGTCAGTTTGATGATGTTGGTCGCCGCAATCTTACGAGGGACATTGTATCTACCAGAGTCGGCCATGATTTGGCTGATAGGTATGTCCCTGCTGAAGTTCAGAAGCGACCTACGGTTGACGTGAAGATTGCGTTCTTTGAGAATCAGCAGTTACAGCAAGGGCAAAATGTTCCTGTGATTGCTAGTGAGATGCACGGAACTCATCTTGAGATTCATGTTCCTGTACTGAATCAAATGATTGAAGCTTTGAACACTGGGGAGATGGATCCTATGCAAGCATTGCCAATGCTTCAAAGTTTCTATCAGCACATTAGTGACACTGCGCAATTAGCAGCAGGAGATCCTGCGCTTGAGGGCATAGTAAGTAATACTAGGCAGGTGTTGCAGTTTGCGGAAGAAGCAATCAACAACACTATGAAAGCTGCGCAGAAGATCCAGAGAGATCAAATGGAGCAACAAGGTGTAGAAGGTCCTGAAGAAGATCAGATGGTCCAGAACTCAAAAATTCAAGAGCATCAGATAAAAATGCAGATTGCTCAAGAAAAAGCAGAGTTAGACATGGCTATTAAGCAGAAAAAACATGAACAAGAAATGGCTATACGGGACGCAAGAGCTGCTTTAGACTTCAGGGAGAACTCCTAAATAATGCCCAAACATCCTACTGTACCTATCCCTATTGAAAGATGGTTCCGAGATGTAGCTTCTGTTGAGGACTTACGAAAAGTCTTATCATCTCCATCTTTTCAGCAAGCAGTTGCTATTTTAAAAGAAACAGCAGGCCCTTCTTTTGGGCAACTTCAATCTACTGAGCAGAATGCGCAGAGGTTAAGTTGGTATGCTGGTTACAGAGATGCATTTAATGATCTTCAAAAATTGACAAAATTACCTGAAGATAGGAGAAATAACTCAACAACACTAAACGAGTGGACCCATATAGACCAATAAAATGAGTGAAGAAACTGCGACTGTAGAAGTAGAAGATGCTGTAGATGATCTCCCTGACGCACAGGGAGAGATGGATTTTACATCGGCTTTAGATGCAGCCTTTGCTAAGTTAGAGAATCCTGAAGAAGAAGTCGAGGAGACTGAAGAAGTTGAAGAGACTGAAGAAACGCAGGAAGTAGAGGAGACTGAAGAAGTTGAAGAGGAGTCTGAGGAAAAAAACGAGGAGGATTCAAGTGAGGAGGAGAAGCCAAAAGAAGAACTTGGTGAATTCGACCCAACAGATGATCTTGATTCAGAGATCGGAGATGACTGGACACCAAAAGCTGCTAGTAGATTCAAAAAACTAAAAGCAGAATTGAAGGCTTCTAATGAAGAACTTTCTCAGCTTCGGCAAAAAGCGGCAGAGGATGATAGCAAGATAAAAGAATTGACCGGGATAGCGGAGAACAAAGATGTAGATTTCCTACAAGAGAAGATTGCTTCTTATGAGAAAGAAAAAATGTTTACTGATCTCGAAGAAACAGAAGCTTACAAAGTTGCTGTTATTGAGCCGTTAGACAAATTGATAGACTCTACTAGGGATATTGCCGACAAGTATGATATTGATGCCGAGGATTTGATAAATGCTTTTGGTATTGAAGATCAAGACGAGCAAGATGAAGCTCTAGTAGATTTGTTGGAAGAGGCAACCGACAGAGACAAGGCTAAGGTATATCAAGTTATAGAAAAGATTGGTCCTATAATTGATAAAAGAGATCAGCTTTTTGAAAATGCTTCTGCTGCTTTAAATGAGGCAAATTTAGCTCAAGAGAAAAAAGAAGAGCAAGCAGCGGCTGAGAGAGCAAAAGACAGACAAAATGCGGCTAGGAATGTAGTTTCTAGGGTGCAAAAAAAGCTTCCGTTTTTGGCCGGGATTGAAGAACTAGATATGTCTGAAGTTCAAAAGAAAGCAGCGGAGATTGATCCCAGCGTCATCCACCCTGTAGATTATACATATAACTCTGTAAGTGCTCAGATATTACCTTCAATAGTTCGTGAATATGTAAACATGGCTAAAGAGAATGAAGTGCTTACTAATAGACTCGCGGAGTATGAGGAGGCAGAGCCTAGTATGTCTGGGTCCTCACCAAAAACTACTGTATCCGATAAAGAGGGTAGTTTTGCTGAAAGAGTTGAGGCTGGATTTGCTAATCTCCAAGGGGTGTAGACTATGGTATTGACACCATAATAATTTTAAATTAGTTTGACACTAAGATCAGGTGGTTGCTCTAGCCACAATTAGTTCTAGTAACCTGATTTTAATAGATAGAGCTAAGTCTCATCGAACAAATCGCATAGAGTGCTCTACTCTTAAATAGTTCTAAAGCGTTTTGCCTGTTAATTTAAGCGTGTCCCTCAAATACGAGGAGGCATATTCTTTTACACCTATAAACAAATTTATTTAAAATGGCTAGACCCGATTCCACTGATTTTGTTGGTGGAGATATTACCGCAATCAACACGATCCTCGCTGAAGAGGCAAACCGAATTGGAGCAGATGTCCATACTCGGATGCTTCATACATCACCTTGGATTGATCTTGTTGCAAAAGGCTCTTTCCCTGACGGGATGGGCTATCAAATGACTACCCTAATTTATGACCGTACTCTTCCGACTACGGATCCTACTGGGGATAATGTGGGGACTACATGGTCCTCTGTAGGAGCTACCGATTCAGGCGGCAATGTTTTCAACACGTCTACGTTGGGACAGCCTCTTGATGACGCTGCAAACAGCGTTCAAGGACCTAATGGTCCGGGTGGAAGTAACTTGGACAGTTCTGGCGATAAGCGGAACTACGTCAACTTCAGTAAGCAACTGAAGAAGTTTAGCATTGAGCGTTCGATTATTGAGTCGCCACGCATCAACGTAGACGATCTTCGTTACGCTGTGCATCGTCAGGAGCAGCTTCGTGCTGTTATTGACAACCTTGCTGAAGCTACCCGTCACACATGGGCCGAGCGTTACAGGGATGAGTTTGACCGTCTCGCAGACAACACTGTTATTTGCCGTGGTGATGCGACTAACGATGCCGGAAACCCAACTGAGTTTCTTGTAGGCAACGAGGGTCAAACTACTGATGCCCTTGGCGCAGCAGGTGCCGACCTTGACGGTGGTAGCGCGACTAAAGTTAAGAGCAACATCTCGAATGCAGTTCTCGATAAGATCTACTTCCAGATGATTAGGAAAGGTTCTTCGTCTGAAGCATATGGCCGTGAGAATGGTCGTCCTGTCTACGGACTGGTTTGCTCTTCTGAAGCTTCTCGATTCCTTCTTACTGAAGACGATAAGATTCGTGATGATATCCGCTACAACAATGCTGTTGTTGGGGAGCTTGTTAAGCCACTTGGCGTTGAGCGTTCGTTCCGTGGGTTCTACCACTTGATCGACGATCTTGCCCCTCGTTACACTGACGGTTCTGCTGGCGCTCTTACTCGCGTTGAGCCTTACACTGTTACTAATGGTATCACTTCCCTAAATGGAAGTTACGATACTGCTGAGTATGAGGTTGCTTACGTCATTCATCCGAAAGTGTTTGAATCTTTGATCCCTGCACCATTTAGTGGGGCATCAGGAGTCACCTTTAACCCGGTAAATTATTCCGGGGATTTCAAGTGGACCAACATTCTATCAGAGGCAACGAATCCAGATGGTACAATTGGCTTCTTCCGGGGCATTCTTGCTGCGGCTTCCAAGCCAATCAAAACTGACTTTGGATACGCGATTGTCTTCAAGCGGAGTGTGGCACAAGCCGCTAAGATCTAATTATCCCAACGGTAATCCAGCGGGGGTGGAGGTTTTAATATCTCTGCCCCCGTTTTACTTAAATAGTTATGGCTGATAAAGATAACCTCATGGCAGAGATTTCTGAGACTGAAAAAAAACTCAAAGATCTAAAAGCCCAAATGAAATCAGAAGACTCTGAGCAAATGCGTGAGAGTCCTGATGAAGAAAAGTCTTTTGCTAATATGGTAGAAGAAAGAATGTCCCCGGCTGAAGAAGTAGCCGACACTCCTGCGGCTCCTATGGTTGAAGGCGTGATGGTTGGACTAAAGATGGCTGACTCATCGGATCAACAGGATCAAATAAATATGAATGATCTATACTCGACTGTGTATGACTCAGCTTATGATTCGAACAATCCAAAAGATCAGGAGCAAATGCAGTCAATAAAAGATGCTTTGCAAGATCCTCGCGTGATGGCGATGGCTAGAAAAGATCCTGACAAGTTTGCTTTGTTTATGTATGGCAGGGCATCTGCGATGACTTAATGAAAATTAACTCTCAATCTGGGGTCACTTTGAGCAAGTTGCCCTTGGAATGAGTAAGTCCCGTAGTGTGTAAGTGCTGCGTATAAATCGCAGTATATTTCGCCACCAATATCAGTCCATCTTTTGCAGAAAGAGATATCTTCACCTAGAGATCCTTTTGTTTTGCTTGTTATGCAGTCAAAAAAGGTAAAGTAATTTTCTGAAGTTTGTAACTTACCATTTTGTATTTGAGACATATTTGAGATTTTGTCTGGGTAATGTTCCGCTAATTTTGGGAAAACAGATTTGTCGATCATCATAAATCCAGCAGGACCTGTTTTTATTCTGACAAAACCATCTCTATCTGGTTCGGGTAATTTTTCCTCACTTTCAAAACCTAGAATGAATTTAGATTCATTCACATCCATAAGACTTTTAGTTACATATGGTGCGAGAGCTATATCGACATTTTTGCGTAGTAGTCTCCAGATGTCATCAGGTTTAAATCCAATATCGGCGTCTATGAACAAAAGTTTATCGCACCCGGATTCCATAAATTTATTCACGCAGTCATTTCTTGCATGACTTACCAAAGCACCTCCTGCATGAACATGAAATGACGTAGTATATTTAAGGTCCTCTGGTGGAGGAGTACCAATAAAAGCCAGTAAGCTATTTACATAGTTTACATACGTCTGAAATCCGTAGCACGGCGTTGCAATAAATATCTTTGTTTCTTCCATAGACTGCGAAAAATCTTCTATTTTTTTCTTCAAGTCAACATTTTTTGACACGCTGCTCAAATCTACCGAGGCTTGTAATTTCATTGACATCCCTGTATAGTTAGGAATGCCTACTTCTATTTCCGGGAATGTTCGCCTTCAATATGGCAATCATATCCACAATGAGTCTTTTGACTCGACGACCAACGCATACACCTTTGCGAATCAGAGTTCGCAATATTCTGCTGGAGGCGCACGAGCTGTTTATAGTTCTGGCTCTGGAGTTGCGATTGACACGGGGCAGATTGGATCCGCTGAAGGACTTTTGTTAATAAAGAATGCTAATACATCTGGTTCATTGTCTGTCAGTGTCGATGCTGGATCTAATTGGGATATAAAGATCCCTGCGGGATTTGTTAATTTGATCTCTGTTGGGCCGGATCATCCAATTCATGTTCGTACAGATATAGATAATGCAGATATTGGAGTTAGTTCAGTTTCAACTAACGGCACTATAGTTTTCGACACTAATGTGTCTGTTGCGGGGACTTATTTGATCAATGCAAAAACAAATCCTGACCACACGAGTGGGCCTGCATTTATTTTAAAAACAACTGTAGATGCGACAACTACAGGAGTTGTATTTGAGCTAGATGGAGTAACCACAAAAGATTTATCTACAGGGACCATTTATAGTTCAGCTACAGTAGCTACTATTCAAAACATCGCTGATTACAGGTTCACATTAACAGAAGCTTAATTATGTCGAACATTCAATTACAACGAGGTCAGCAACAGGCAATTGAAGTTACTTTCAAATTGGCTAATGGAGATATACCTAATTTTAATTCTTCTACTAATGGGGGAACTGCTTTTGATGCTGAATTAGTTTTAAGGAAAAAAAGAGGCGATAACTTTCAAGGGCAGATTATAGATATTCTTAGGCATGGAGTAACCTCTGGGACAGCAGTTTCTGAAGCGGATAGTAGAATTACATTCCAAGGAAGTCCTGTGGCTTCCCCACCGGCAAATTTATCTAGTGGTAAGAACATCATACTTAACTGGAATACTGCACAAGCCACTCTCTTACCTAACGAAGCTGTAACTGTTTTTGGAGATCTTAAAGTAACAAACGCATCTAATGAAGTCGTTCACCACATCCGACTAGCATTTGATATTTTACCCGAAATCACAGCATAATGGCTAACGAAACAGTAACAGTAAACCAATCTAGTAATTCTGTAACAGTAACTCAATCGACTAACAACGCTTCGGTTGTTGCTAGTAACCCAAGGGCTGGATTAGGTTCAGGGGGAACTGTCCAAGGAAATTTGGACATTACTCAAAATTTAGATGTAGATGGCGTTTTAGAGACTGATGCTTTAACCATCGATGGTGTTTCTGTTACTGAGGTCATTCAAGACACAGTAGGAGGTATGGTAGGGAGCAATACCGAGACTGGTATAGCTGTATCCTACGATGACTCTGATGGGACTCTAGACTTTGTAGTTGCCTCACAAACAGACAACAATTTTACAAACGCATTAAAAACTAAGTTAGATAACTTAGATGCAAATGCTACGGACGATCAAACAGCCGCAGAGATTAGAGCACTCGTTGAGTCAGCTTCGGATTCTAACGTATTCACGGATGCTGACCACACTAAGCTCAATGCGATTGAAGCTTCAGCAGATGTTACGGATACCGCCAACGTAGTCGCCGCACTTACTGCTGGTACCAACATAGCCATTGGAACTGACGGGACTATTTCGTCCACCGACACTAATACTCAGCTCACGGCTGAGCAGGTTCAAGACATAGTTGGCGCAATGGTCGCCAGCAACACTGAATCAGGAATTACAGTTACGTATGAGGACAGTGACGGAACGCTCGACTTCGCAG